TTCAAACTCAATGCTCTGCAACTGATTGGCCACTCGTTGCCGGTCCGACAACAGGCCTTCCATGTTGCGATGTCGCAGACTTTCCAGGTTGATACGTTCTATTTCTTCGGCCGGAACATTCATCCACGACAACAGTTTACGGGCCTTGAATGTCAGCGTGCGACCCACAACAAAACTGGCAGTAAAGCCACAGTTGAAGCAGTGCCAGGACCAGGATCCGTCGGCGCCTGGCTTGATGCCACCACGCTGTCGGCGATCCGCAGTTTCACCTTTGTGTACACAACAGGGCGCATTGACGCTGATCCAGCCTGAAGCAGTTTGTTTTCGCTTGGCGGGCAGGTAAGAGATCACATCAATCATGTTGTATTATAACATGTTTTTGTAGGAACTGCAATCAAGTTTGGTTTATCTGTACAGCAAATCTACCACATATCCCGTGGTTATCAACACCGCGGCACCCAGATTGGCAGGATTGGCCGGAGCCGGAACATTGGGACCAACATTGGGCAAGGGCCAGTAGCCGGCACCGCCATTGGTGATAGTGATTCCCGTGACAACTCCGGTATCGTTGATGGTGGCTGTGGCACGAGCACCAGATCCGTTGCCCACTATGACGATCCTGGGCGGCGCTAGATAGCCTGATCCGCCGTTGGTGATGTTGATCCCAGTGACCACTCCATCTGTGACCGTGGCCACTGCCAGGGCTGGTGAGCTGGGCTGATCAGGCACGCCAAATATGCTGTTGTTGAAACACAGTCTCAACAAAGGGAACCAGCCCACTATGTTCATGTGTATGGTACGGGTCTCATTGAGATATGTGGTGCTGGGTGTGACATTGTAGAATATGCTCTGATAGTTTTCTGCGGCCTGGGCCTTGATGGTACCGGTGTAGCCCACCAAGGTCATCTGCACGGTTGTTACTGCACTTGTGGGCTCGATGAAACTGGAAAAGAATTCGGTGTTGGCCAGGGTGTTGAAAATGTAGTTGCTGCCCGTGGGTTGCCCGGTCAAGGGACTGATGGGATACTGGCTCCAGGCTCCGCCGTCGTAGCTGAGCTGGGCTGATATTTTAGTTGTTGGTATTGTCAACGGCGCACTGGGCACATGTTCGGGTAACACCGAATCCACTATGTCTACCGGAGCACGGGCACCGGCCTGGGCATCCACAAACACAGCTTCAGTGAGATTTCCACTGGTCCTGCTGATGCTGTAACCAGCTGGCTGTGCCAGGACTTCCAACAGTTGTTCACTGGTCAGGGTGACCTTGGCACGGCCCGTGGCCGCATTCAGGATCACCATGTTTTCCTGGATCAAGATCTCATCACTGTCAGTGTTGAGCACACGGAACACAAAGGTGCTACCGGTGATGTTGACGGGCTTTTCCTGCTGATTGATGAACTCAAACAGCAATACATTGTCAACTCCCTTGTTTATGGTCAGGCGTTTGGCGTACACAGGATCGTACCTATAGGTAAAAGTTTCGCCCGCACCTGTGTCGATCAGCAATACTTGCGTGATCTGCTGGTAGACATAGGCCTGGGTCGAGTACATACAGAGTATTTAGCTTGCAAGATTTTCCTGGCTAAAACGGTTTGGTAAATAGGTTGGATCTATGACCACAGACATCTTTGCCCAACTGGCGGAAAAATACCCGTTTATAACCTTGTGCCGCTATGCCACCACAGAATACGTGGGCATCATACAGAATCAAGACGAGGCCATAACCACGATCTATGACTTTGGTGCCATACAGGATATAGCCGCCAAACGTGTGTTCTTGGATCTGGCCAACATCTGGTGGTGGGAAAGCAACAGGACCATACCCATCAACATATTCCTCAAGGGTGACTGGGACCAATTCCGTCCCTATGTGCGCACGTTCACCAACCGTGATCTCGTCATCTTGCATGGCCCGGTATGCAGCCTGGCTGAAATGAGCCGCCGCAGGAGCAAACGCAAAAGCATCACCCTGGTGCGTCGACTAGATTAAATCTACTTCAGCAGATTCATGTGTAGGGCTACCAGAGTCGCATACCCTATGGCATGGCTTTGTTTGAACACAAATCCTCGACTATCATCGCCGTCCCATACTGACTCAAATACTTCAGACCATGGCCGATTTTGCAAATGAGCCTTGCCCGGTCTGATAACACTAATAAATGCTGCCATTCTAGGTATTGAATCTGGTTTCATTGACGCCAATAGCTCTGTGTAATTGCCCACGTGAACCAACTGTTTAGACCATTCTGAGTCAGTCCACAATCGGGTCCAGGGCGGTTCTTGTGCCAACATTTGTTTGTAGTGTTCTGAACTTTTGACCAACTGATACACCGACATGTTTAACAAGTCAATTTTAAAATAACCCAATTGTTCAGCTTGTTCATAATCTATGGCCGCACAGGCATTGACCGGATCATATGGTATGTTGGTTGGATATACACCACTGTTGTGACGACGAACTTTCCCTTGATTAATTTGTCGTGCTGGTGTTGCTTGTATTAAGTTCAACAGTTGGTCTCTATCTGCTAAATCTAGATCAATATCTGCACTCATGATATCTTATTATAATGGTTAAAAAGGAATTTTGCAAAATCTTGGTGGGCCAATTCACCGTGATGCCCGTGTATCCCCCATTGGTCTTTGTCAAAAGGAACATGTTGGTGTTGTAAACAGTATTGGGTAAAACTAAATCGATTTAAATCAAGTATGTCAGGGTCATCCTGTATATAATCAGCAAACGTTTTAATAAAGATGCTGTGATAGTCCAATGGCTTGTAGGTCATGTTGTTACCGGCAAACATAATATAATTGACTTTTTGTTGCTTTAAAAAACTAGTCAATATTACTAATTGCATCATAAAATTAGTTTGCTCGGCTTCGTCATCATAGTGCCGATACCACTCCTGGGCATACTGATAAAAAGGTAATTGTTGATTGTTAACGCCGTGTATTTGAAAACTTTCAAAATGCCCATCGTTGAATCCGTCGGGCAATTTCTTGTCAACGTTCCACCATTCGTTACGAATCATACTTCCTAAACATATAACTGCTAATATTGAATCATTGTTATTTTTTCTTATATCTAATATGTCTCTTACTGTGGTTCTTATAATACGAGCATTGCACGAGCCCGATAATCCATTGTTGACTACTGTGTCTGCATTTAATAATTGGCCAAGATATTCACTGTATCTATTTTTGGTTGTGCTCAACACACCGTAACTGTCACTGTTACAATACAATAACATTACCAACCGGCCTTTGTTAATATATCTCGAGCATACTCTTGGTCGGCCACATAGTCTGCAAATTTTTTCATCCATACTTCCGAATCAATGTAAGGCCATACCATGGCAATTTGTGTAGCGTCTAGCTCACTTAAAAACTTTTGGCCGCTTTCACAATTATATAACACCCAAGGACTGACACGGCCAGCGGTCACAGCATACACCATGGCATTGGTGTTGCCATAACGCAGGCAGTCTTCGGCAGGATTGCCAGTTTGTTCCGACCAGTCTATACCACACTCCATGGCACGAGCCAAGGCATCGTTGACATTTTCCACTCGCAGATATTCTGTGAGATATTCGGTGTACATGGTATCTCGGCCCCAGTGATCAATCTTCTTGTTGTTTTTCAGCAACCATTCTACAAATCTGGCTGGGTTGATGGCCCGGACAGCCACACAATACCTGCCAAACTTCACAAAGGCTCGATAGTAGGGACTGGTAGCAAAATCCTCAAAGGACTTTAACCGGGCACTGCCTTGTGTCATTTCATAAAACTTCAGATACGCATGCAAGCCCAGTTGCACTCCACGCTCATCTTGTTCCTGGAATCTACGCTTGGGCTCGCACATGTGTACAGCCAAGCTGGTTTCCTTGACAAAACTTTTCTTGCAATACCTGCACTCGTGGGTCATTTTTTTGTGTCTTGCGCACTGAGACGTTGGTAGTCTGCGAGTTCTTTGGCCGTGGTGATCCGTGTCATGACATCTAGTTCATCATCTTTAAGATGTGGATATAATTCAGCCAACTGTTTTCTGATGCCCGTAGCACCGGCTTCTCGTTTCTTGGGTGCAATCCACACGTGTCGCTGAGTGCCCAGTCCCGGACTCACCGTGCTAGCACACAACCATTGCAATCTAGGATGACGATTGATGTCAAAAAATCTTTTGTTCAGTCGTTGATTGGTGGCTATCACATAAAACTCCTGCAGTTCTCTTGATCCTTGCACGGCACTGCCCCAGCGTATCATGAGATAGTTACTAAACTTCCGGCGTTCCTCATCGGTGAGTTCGTCATAGAACTCGCGATTTTTGCGATCAAACTGTGTCATTTCATTGGCTATGCTGAGTTTGTCCATTACCAGGCCCGATTGTAGTCTACCACTTCACAGTTTCTGCTGATGTCTTTGACAAAGTACACACAGTCGGGTTTGGAACCTTCACCAATGGGCACACACAGCATCTGACCATTTTTTAGTTTGGGCGCATACCATGTGACTTCTTGATACC